TGGATGCATCCAAATTCACAAAAGGCGTCGCAAGAATCAAAGAGAACAGAGATATAAAACAGAACGTGCTGAAAATCAAAGACGGCGAATATAAAGAGGACTAACCAATGTTGATAGAAGATGTCCTTACAGAATTCAAGAGGACGCACCTAGAACACATCGAGGACATCGTCATCACTGACGGCTACGAGGGTGGCAAGGCAGTTATTGAATACTTCAGAGGATTGTTATTAACACTGAAAGGATCAAGTTCGGAGGCCATGAGTGTGTCTGTGAAGTGGGACGGAGCACCTGCAGTGGTATGCGGAACTAATCCAGACAATGGCCGTTTCTTCGTTGGCACTAAATCAGTGTTCGCCAAGAACGCAAAGATAAATTACACCAAGCGAGACATAGCAAACAACCACGGCACAGACGACCTAGGACAGAAGTTGTTGAAGTGTCTTGTGCATCTTAAGAAACTGAACATCCAAGGGGTGGTGCAAGGTGACCTACTGTTCACGGACGAAGACATCACAAGAAAGAATGTGGATGGCAAACCAAATCTAACATTCACTCCAAACACCATCACCTATGCAGTGCCTGAAGCAAGTGACCTAGGCAAACAGATAGACAGGGCCAAGGTGGGAATAATATTCCACACAACCTACGTGGGAGACTCCCTGGCTGACATGAACGCCAAAGGAGGGGCAGATGTGGGTTCGTTCGCCAAAAGCAATGACGTGTTCTTTGACAACGCCACATACAAGGACGTGTCAGGCAGTGCCAAGTTCACTGATGAAGAAACAAAACAGTTCTTCAATGGCATCGAGAAATTAGAAAACCTGTTGAATGGTGTGCCAAGGAACCTTTCAAGTGTGTTAGGACAGAATCAAGATTTCATACCCATGTTCCAGATGTACATCAATGCCATGGTCAGGGAAGGACAACTGCCCAACGATGCCAACAAGTTTCTACTAGGATTCAAGAAGTTCTACGCAGACAGGATGCAACAGCAGATGTCAGGACTTAAGGCACAGAAGGCCTTACAACTAAGACAGGACAAGATGAAACAGATGCCCGTGTTCCTTAACAGGGCCAAGAAGCCGTTACAGGCCATGTTGACTTTCTACAGGGCAGTGCAGACCATGAAGGCATTCGTGCTTAAGAAGATGAACCAGGCACAGGCCATAGGATCATTCCAACAGACGGATGGCGGACTTGAAGTAACAGAACCAGAGGGGTTCGTTGCTGTTGACCGTTCAGGCAATGCTGTCAAGTTAGTTGATAGGTTAGGATTCTCAAGAAGGAACTTGACTGCGATCAGCAAATTCAAGAAATAGTTCTAAAGTCTTGTTTATCTGGACACTCAATTTCTCCTCATCAAAGAAGGTGTCATGGTTGTGTTTCCTCAGTGCCTGTGTCTGCAGGTAGATGTCTTGCCATTTCTTGTTTCCGCTTTCCACCACACCTCCTTCACTACACTTCGCCTTGAGATCTTGCAATAGGGAAACTAACTTGTCTATTCTTTTACCTGGATCCCGTTCGAGATCATAACTCTCATCAAAATAATTTCCAAACGTCTTGAACCCAATCTCCTTAAACTTCTGAAGATAGAGATAGTTTCCGTGGACTACGAAAACATGTTGTGCCATTATCGGTTTCCATATCTTCTCTGTGATGAACACATCGTGGTCATTGTCGTTTGTCTCTGATACTATCGAACAAACGGTGTCAATGTATGGTGGTTCATAGATATCTCGATCTAACTTGGCCAACCCCCAGTATACGTAATTCTTAGCGTCAACTCCAGGCAGTTCATACTGTTCCGGCATAGTACGTTTTTTTGACTTGTGTAAATGGAAGGTGTGTATACTGTTATCAAGGATACCTTGACCTAATAGTTTATCATACAGTTCTACTCTGTGGGGACGTGCCGCCTTGTTCAGATAGAGGAAGTCATGTTTCTTGTGCCAGTAACTGCCGTTGTGATCATGGGTGAAATTAAATTTATGATTCTTGTGTTTTTCATACATGTAAAACCAAAACCAACTGACACCTCCCGTCCATTTGATGTGTTCCAGATCTAAAATGGGATATAGATCCATATTATCAATGTTTTCTTTAGATTCCCATGGTGTGGCACATATAAAAGTGAAGCCTTGGCTGTGAAGAAGTTCACATCTTTTTTTAAATTCCACATCAAAATCGTTGTTACCACGCAGTCTTACATTGTCATCACGAACATCTATGATCGCAAAGCGCCTGTCATAACTTTCCAGATCATAGTGGTGTAATCTGTAGTACTCGTATTCCAGATCGAACTTTTGATCTTCGAGGCTGTGCAAATTGATGAACTGATGTATATCCTGGTGGTTACCAGTCTTCATGACGTCTGTGAGAATAAAGTTTCGTTGCATATAGCCTATAAATACCCGTATGTTAACACCATTTTTAAAGTATGTATCTGAGGGCAAGGTCATAAGACGACATAGTGACTTGCAGAGGTATACTTTCCCAGAGGTCACAGAGCGGATCTACCTCAGTTTCCTAGCACTGGCCTTGATGAGCCAACACAAAGACACACAGTCTTTCTCCAGGTCATACGCAGACCAGACCATGGCCAAGGGCACGTTCGATCAAGTGAGGATGATCAACAACGATCTCTCAAACATGCTGGCCATAGTGTCAGGCGATCCCGAGATCACTAAGAAACTAAAGAACAAGGATCAAGCACAGGCCATGAGACAGAGGCAACCCATACCCGTGATGGCACTGAGGAGGTATCTGAGGACCTGGGAGGATCATTACAAGAATCTAACACATCTTGAGAGGGCACTTAACATAACAGACGCCAACCTCAAGAACATCAGGCGAGCAGTGGCCAACTATACGAAGTTGGATTCAAAGATGAAGATGCAGACCCTACACAGACTGCAACAGCAATTACAGGCCAAACTTCCCAACACTGACATACTAAAGAAATTCAAGGAACTATAATAATGATCAAATATATCTGTGAGAAGTGTGGGTGTGAACAGCACTGTAGAAAATCCTGTACCGAGTGCAGAGATTGTCCAGACTGTGCATGTAAAGAGTGCGATGCCAAACGAAAATAGTTACTGGGTACTCTACGGTCAGCACACAGAACCAACATATCTAGAAGACGCGGGCAACGGACAGCAGGCACAGAGAGATGCAAGTCTGAAGTATGTCGAGCAATGGCGTGTATGCCTGGACATTGGTAGCAACATAGGACAATGGACCCGGCCACTGGCCAAACGTTTCGAGAGTGTGGTGTGCTTTGAACCAAATCCCAACTTCAGAGAATGTTTCAAGAAGAACATACAAGAGAAAAATGTATTGCTCTGGCCTTACGGATTATCGGACAAGGAACACAAAGCCAAGCAAGACTTTAACTCAACAGTGTTACATGAAGAGGACGGAGACATAGACTGCAGGACACTTGACAGTTTTGGATTGACCAACATTGACTTCGTGAAGATAGACGTTGACGGTTTTGAAATACCATTACTGAACGGAGCGAGGGAAACATTGAGCAAGAACGATCCCGTGATCAACATCGAAATGAAAAGGGACAAGAGGATTGATGTTGTTGTGAAATGTGAGTCTATACTGAAAGATCTAGGTTACAAGTTCATAAAACGAACAAAGAGTGACGAAGTGTGGCTTAAATCTTAATATTACAGCATAATTTACCAATCTTACCACTAAATACTTGCAACTTGATCCCTGAGCGGGATCATAGTCATTTGAATCAGAAAAAAAGGAGGATTAAAAATGGCAATTAACTCAAACAACAACGCGGTTTTCGTAGCAGATGCAACCACTTTCGGTGATGTGGCAATCGAGTACTTCACAGTAACGGTTAACGACACATCAGGAACAGCAGTTGACATCGATGGGAACACGCACAAAGATGGAATCGTGGACAGAATTTTACAAGCGATCCAAACAAGAGGTACTTTGAAGTACTATAATGTAACAACAACCAACGGTGTTATCACTGTGGCAGTTGAGAGATCAGATTCTTGGGCAAACACAGGAACTGGTACTCCAGCATCACCACAGACAGCGGCGGCGGCAAACATGCAGACTTACCTACAAGCGTTAGGATCAGTGAGATGTAGAGCGAGTTCAACTTCTACTTCAGACGATGCTACTATCGATGTGGGTGGAACTACAGTTGCAGTTGTATCTAACATCTAATAATAACAAACGGTATTAACATTATAAGGAGACTTTAAAATGCCAATTTCAAAAAATAACTTCGCGATCAACATGAACAATGAGTTCGAGGGTGTTGACGTAGCCTACCTAACAGTTGACTTTATCAGCTCTATGGTGGCTGAAACTGAAGACGCTTCAAACGAAGACTCAACAAAGGCCGGTCTAGAACTAGCCGAACAAGCAATCGCCAACCAAGGTGTGAACATCATTGGTAAAGGTGGTTTAGCAAATAGTAACACAGAGGTGACTTACGCGGTGAGAAAAGACAGCCTAGACACTCTTTCTGGCACTACAACAGTTGCGGCGATTCAAGCGGCTATCAGAGCATTAAACGGAAATGCCAAGATCGCGGCTACTATCAGCAGTGCGACAGTTACTGAGCAAACAGCAGGTATGTCAGACACTGGTGTAAACGCTTAATAATTTAAGAAATTAAATTACCAAAGGGCGGATCTTTAATTAGGTTCGCCCTTTTTTTATGGAGTAAATATCCATATGAAACACCTCAGGGCAAAAGATTCCTACATGCTGGACCATTCCAGAAAGTATGAGATCAAGACCATGGCCATGCACGAGATACAACCGGCCAGCATCTACGAGGAGATACCAGATCGTGATGAACTAGAGGTCAGCATCGCCAGTGGTGAGATGGACCATCCACTGATGCTTTGGCCTGTGACACAGGACTACTGGCGGAACATACACCTAAAATTCTACAAGAGGGGCAGTCCGGACCTGCCAGAAGAGGCACCAGAGAAGGACGGAGAGGTGCTGATAGTGTGGCGTGGCAGACAGCGATACCAGTTGGCCAAGGAGATGGGATACACCCACATAGACTGCGTGGTCGAGAAGGAACAGCACAAGATTGTCAGCATGATCCAAAGGGACATGAAACAGGATGCATGAGTACAGGATACACACACTGGTAGACATAACCGATAACGGTAACCTAAAACGACAGTTCCCGTTCACGACAGACGCGGGCCACGACATAAAGGACAAGCACACGCTCACAATAGCACGAGATCAGAACTCCAACTTCAGCACCATGTTGCAACTGCTACAGATGAGGGGTAACATCACGTGGGAACAGCCACCGCAGAAGGTTGAACTGCCCAACCTGGGCAACCATGCTTTCGGATCATACTACGAAGGTGCACACTCCACATGGCACTTCCAGTTCTTCACTGAACAGTCGGGAGTGTACGGAGACTTCACAGACCCCACCGAGAACCTGGTGGAGG